ACCTGAATGAGCGCGTGGTCTTTTTCTTTGCTCATGGGAAGCAGGTCAGGGTGGTGCCCTGACCCTTTCTCATTACTTCGCGAGCGGCGACGAGCGCGAAGCGTTGTGCTTCACAATCGTGTCCTCGGCGTCGAGGACGGCCTTGCGGTCTTCCGGGGTCGGGTTGACGACGCCGGTTTCCTTCGTGGCGGCACCTTCGGTCATGCGACCCTTACGAGCCTCCTGACCACCCGGCTGCGACACATTGGTCGTCTTTTCCATCGCGTCATTGAAGCTGTCGCGAAGCTCAGTCGTTTTGAAACCCATAATCTTCATCCTCTAATTTGTGGGTTGCCCCACCTTCCGGTGTGGAAGCTCTACTGCTTGAACGGCGTCTGGCGCGGCGGCGTTGGCGCAATAGCCTGTGGCTGCGGCTGTGGAGCCGGCGGGGGCTGCGGCGACGGCTGCTGATAGCTTGGAGCCGGCGAATACTGCGGGTAATAGGGCTGCGGCTGCGGATACGACCGCTGCTGGAACGACGTGTCCGGCACGATGCACTTCGACGCCATATCGAGAGCTTTATTCTGTAGCTCTTTGAGGTCGCCGTCGCGGGACTTCACATACATCGCCGTCCGCTCTTGGACGACGTTCAGATACCAGCCCGCGCCGCAGAAGATCAGCAGGTTGAGCAACAGCAAGCCGGTCAACATCGGGTTGATGCGGTAGGCGTCGATAACTTTGCCAGCGACGTCGTTGCTGCTCACCGTGTATTGCGGCGGTTCATATTGCGGCGCGTAATGCTGCTGCGCCGGAGCCTGTGAAGGCCCCGGCTGCTGCGACTTAGGTTTTCCGCCCGGCCACTCAGCCACGGCGGCGGCTTGTATCGTTTGCGATTTTACGGATAAGGTCTTGGACTTCTTCGTTCGTCTCCATGACGTAGAGGAGCATCTGCGTGAAGTCTTCTTCCGTAATCATCACCTCGCCGTCATCCGGCTCGACATTGTCCACGGTCGGCATGTCGGTCGGCGGAACTTCCGGCGGAACTTCCGGCGGCGGCAGGATCAACTCCGGCGAGCCTTCTTCCGGGCGGTCGTCGACTTCCGGGGGAACCCACGCGGCGCGCGCCTTGTTCAGCGCGTCGAGGAACTTGAACGCAATGTTGGCGATGTCGGTCTTTCGGTCGGTGCCGTTGATGATGCGGCGGCACTCTTCATACTGATACTGGGTCGGGCGCTGACCGGGCGTGATGTAATCGCCAAGTTTTTTCCCTGTAAAGCGCCCGTAAATCATCCCATTAAAGCAGCAATGAAGCGCACCGGGCCACTCAAGTGCTTGTTCTGGTTGGGTAAAACCGTATTTTTTATAATTATCTTCCCAGGTTAACTGGACGAGCCCACGCCCATACCAGGGATAGTACGGTTTACTCTGGAGATACGACTGCGAGCCGTATTCCTCGATGGGCTGCATCGTGTGAGCCGTCTCATGTTTGGCGGTCGCCAAAACATAAGCCAACTCTTCATCACACATGCCCGGCCACACCTGATCGCGGTAGCCGAGAATGTTTTCCATTCCCTCCACCTGATCGCCGTTCAACGTGCCACCGAACAACGAGCGACGAACTTCAGTGAAGAACGTGCCGACGTCGACCTGATTGATTTCCCAGCTCATATTACCCTCGTAGGTAACTCAGATTTCGCGAACACCACCGAGGGTGCTCGGGAGCGACATGTCGGGACCAAGCGCGCGGGCCTCCGCAGCGTCGCGGTCGGCTTGCGCATGGGACGTCTTCGAGTAGTTGTTCTCGTAGCGACGCTGGAACGTCTGACCACCCGTGAACTGCACGGTGCCGTGGAAGAAATCGACGTTCTCTTCGTTGACGACTTTAGCGCGTCGTCCAAGGGTGGTCTTCATGATTGCTCCTTACTGGCTCTTACGCGCAGTGACCTGTTCCGGCATCTTGTCAGCGTGGCCCTTGCCAAACATGTGCTTGGAGCCACCCTTCGCGAAGTCGCCGTTGTCCGTGACTTCGTGAGAGGTCACGCCGGGCTTCTGCGCGCCAGCGGTCTGCTTGCCGAACATGGAACCCGAACCGCCCTGCGGAAACGAAACTGAGGGCGTGCCGCCCGATGCTTTAGCCATTTTCAACTCCTGTTATTTGCAGCATTTACTTTTGACCGCGCCACCCTTCTTGAAGGCCGGGCCGGTCATCATGTTGGGTTGCGGTTTCGGGGGAACGGGCTTGGACGGCTTCGCGCCTTTCACCTTCAAAAGACCCGGAGCCTTGGGCTTACCGCCCATCGAGCCCGGACCCGTTCCTGATTTCTTTGCACCTCTAGGCATAGCCATTTGATCTCTCCTTCTTACGGGCCGCCAGCAATCCTTGTGCGCGGCCCGTTATCCTTCGTGACGGGAGAACGATCACCCGTAGCCCCTTGCCCTTGGGCCTGTTGGGGCTGATCTCCGCCCTGAGAATGACCAACTTGCCCTTGCTGCTGTGCAAGCATCGCAGCCTGCTTTTGCTGGGCGTCGAGTTCATCATCTGACGGTACGATCTCAGCTCCGGGCAGACCCAAACTTTCAGCAACTGGACGAAGAACCGCAGCGCGCCCTTTAGGTCCGATGATCTGCATGTCGACGGGGTTGGCTGTCGCTTGTAGGAACTCAAGTTGGCGGCTCCGCTGAGTTTCTTTCTGGATCGCCACGGCGACACCCAGAACACGAATGGTTTCCTCTCCGGTCAACAAGCCGCTCTCATCTGTCAACATAACCATGTCGTAAAGTGCGTTGAGGAGAGGGTCGAAGACGTCGCGGTCGATGTTCGCCGCAACGGTCTGGAGAATTTTAGAGGCATTACCCATGAGCATGGAGAGGCCGGACGCCGTGCGCCCGACCGATCCAGCTTGTCCGCCCGTCAGGTAACGCGGGACCGCCGACAGCTCATCCGCGAGGTTCGTCATGCTGGTGTAGATCGACAGCAGCTCGTTCGCGTTTGAGTTCGGTTGGAAGAATGAGATCGGGGCCTGTCCGTTATTGCCCATTGGGTCGTTGGTAACGTGCCACCGTTTCCACGGAAAAAGTTCTTCCCCGTCCTCATCGTCCGCGAGACGGTCGTCATTGACGATGACCTGCGGGCCAGAGGCAATGCTCATGTTGTTCACAAGAGCACGAAGCGTCGCGTTACTCACATCCTGAATATCCGCGAGGATGTCAGGCAAACCGTTACCGACCGGCGTGCCGGGCAGCTTCTCGAAACTCGTGACATAATACTGGTGACGCTTACGCGGGGAAGGGGCGAGTTGGACCTTGATGATGTATCGGCCAACCATCCAAGCCTGCACGAAATAGTCGCGCAGCGGGTCCGGTATTAGAGACGGGTCCATGCCGTATCCAAGCAGCATTTCACCCTGAACATTGCCTTGGAACTCAAGGCAGGAGATCATTCCAGACCGGTTCGTGTGCGGGTTTTCGCGGTTCTCGTAGACCGCGCGTTCGCTATCAGTCTGATCCCAATTATCGTGCAGGCCACCACGACCGTAGTCTTCCAATACAGATCGAACAGCTTCGTGGTTGTAGCCCGGTAGGTCGAGTAGATCATTCAGGTCGGCGCGGGTGAGGCGGCTGCGCTCGATGACGTTGCCATCCTCAATGTCGGTGATCCCCGGCGTCCAATAAATGTCGAAGGGGGACACCCGCTGCCAGAAGAGTTTCGGCGTATTCTTGGTGTTCGCCGCGCCACCTTCCCACGTCACCGATGGGACGATCCGAACGACCGGCCCCTTAATAACCGCGTAAGGGAAGATGGTCAGATCGGTGATGAACTCTGCGAGGGCTTTGTAAAAATTGCCCTCCATCAGAATTTCTTCGAGTTTATCTTCGGCAATCTGCGCCTGCGAACCGGCTTTCTTTTTCGCTGCTTGGCGGGCCGCCTCAAGAAGCTGCGCCATACGGTCACGGATCGCGGCGGGCGGGACCGGCTGGCCGTTCATCTGGGCGTTCGCCAGCTCCGACTGAATGAGCTGCTGTATGGCGTCGTGAATTTCCGGGGGAACTTCCGGGTCCGGGTTAGGATCAAGCCCCCAAGACTTCTCAGAGCCGAGATACACGTCCCGTAAAAGCGAAGCCGCGCCACGAGCCTTGATGGCTGTGACGCGCGCGTAAACTTTAGAGCCGCCGAACCGCTCGATCTCGCGGAGCTGGTCTGGCGAATACTGCCCAGTGAAGGCCCGAAGGCTCTCCAGTAGACGGCCCGACCAACCGGACGCGCTGTCGCGGTGGTTGCGCATTATTTCATATTGAGTGGTCAAAAACCCGACGAGGCCGGAGTAATCCGGCTCGGGGTTCTCGGCAGCCGCGCGCGCAGCCGCGTCCGCTTGTTCAGCGGCCGTCATCTGGTCGTTTGTCACGACGCGGAGCAGCCCCGCACCGGGGATAGCTTGTGCCATGAAGCCATCCTTACTATAAGTTACCTATGAAGGTAAAGCCCAGCACGGGAATTTCATGAGCACACCATCTCAATTCCTCGACCTTGACGACAAGGTCAGAAACTTCGCGCAGCAGATCGCGATGGAAGTCGACGAGTTTGAAGGCATCTGCAAAGCCTTTGATTTATCAGTGGAGGAGGGGCACGAACTCACCTCGCACCCGAACTTCAAGCAATACCTCGCGAACGCAAAGTCCGAGTGGACGGCGGCCCACAACGCCACGACGCGCGCTGAGATCAAGGCAGCCATCGCGGCCGAGAACGCCATCCCGGAAATCTACGCCCACATCCACAACCGATCAGCGTCCGACACTTCCAAGATCGAAGCGTTCAAGGCGCTGGGTAAACTCGGCAGGGTGGGGGAGCGTCTGGCGAACGGAGGCTCGAACGCTGGAACCGCTGAGACGGTGAAGATCGTCATCAACCTCGGTCAGGATCAGAAGATCGAAATTGAGAAACCCAAGCCGGTAATCGAATACGAAGCGTTAGGGAGTTGAAATTACCCCCAAAGGTAACCATATCATCAACGTCGACTGTTGGAGGCGTTGATGGTAAAAACTAAACGGACAAACTTATCTCAGGAAGAACTTCTCGCTAAGCGAGAAAAGGATTTGGCTAAGTATCACGCCAGACGTGCGGCTATGACGCCGGAAGAACTTGACGCGTTCCGAAAGAAACGCCGGGATTACGAAGCTAGGACGAAAGAAGCTAGGGCTGAGAAAAAACGAGAAAGTGGCCGTCGGTATCGGGAAAACAACCGAGAAAAACTTCGTAGCTATTACGGTGTCTATGCTAAAACATATGCATCTCGGCACCCTGAAAAAGTGAAAATGTATAAAGAAAACTATAACAAATCAGAAAAAGGCATTGAAAGTAAGCGCCGTTACCTCTTGCGTAAATGTTACGGGATTACTTTAGAAGAATATAACACAATGCTGGATAATCAGGGCCACCGCTGTGCAGCGTGTGGAGCGGAGGAACCGCGCGGAGTAAACTGGCATGTCGACCACTGCCACACCTCCGGGAAATTAAGAGAAGTGCTGTGTGCAAGGTGCAACGTAACTCTGGGGCAAGTAGACGACAGCATAGAAGTTTTGCAGTCCCTAGTAACTTACTTGGAGAAACACCGTGAGTGACGTCGTCTATAACGCCCCTAAGACGGTAGCGCGCTTTATGCGTAGCGACAGTTTCGGTAGAGTAATTGCCGGTCCAGTCGGCTCCTCTAAGACGACAGGCTGTATTTTTGAACTCCTAAAGCGATGCTGCGAGCAGGCTCCGGCACCAGATGGCTTTCGCTACACGCGCGTCGCCATTGTTCGCCAAACACTAAAACAACTGAAAGATACGGTGCTCCGTGACGTGATGTCATGGCTAAAAGACATCGCGGAGTTCAAAGTTTCCGAGAACACTATCTACCTGCACTTCGGCGACGTGCGCTCCGAATGGCTGCTATTGCCCCTCGAAACGCCAGAAGACACCCGCCGGCTTTTGTCCATGCAGCTTACGATGGCTTGGGCTTCGGAAAGCATAGAGATGCCTGTCGAAATCATCTCACCTCTGGCTGGCCGTCTTGGTCGTTACCCATCGGGTAATCTCGGGGCTCCCACTTTTTTTGGATGGGTGGCTGATACCAATCTTCCATCCGAGGGTTCGGACTGGCACAAGCTGATGACAGAACCGCCGCCAGACATTGAAGTCTTTATTCAGCCGGGCGGCATGTCAGAGGACGCTGAAAACCTGGAATATCTTGTCCAGACAGATGTCACATCGAAGCTCGACATCAACGACCCCGACCAACTAGCCATTCGGCGTAAGCAGGGGCGCACTTACTATGAGCGCTTTCTACGCTCGAACTCGGAAGACTGGTGCCTTCGCTATGTTCACGCCGAATTTGGCGACGACCCCTCGGGCACGGCGGTCTTCAGGACGTCGTTCAAGCGCGGCATTCATGTCGTGGAAGATTTGGAGCCTGTGCCCGGTAGGTTGATCGTCATCGGTCAGGACTTCGGGCGCGACCCGTGCTCAGTGATCACGCAGCTAGACCACAAGGGCCGGCTGCTCGTGCTGGAGGAAATCATCGCCGAAGACACCGGCCTTGAGAACCACATCAACTCCTCGCTCCGTCCGGCCATCACCGACATACGTTATCTTGGGAAGCCCATCATCGTCATCGGCGACCCGGCGGGTATGAACAAGTCCACGCTCTACGAGGAGAATGAGTATGACCTCCTCAAGCGCGCGGGCTTCTCTGCCGCCCCGGCACCGGGCAAGAACCAGATCGAGGGCCGCATTCGCGCGGTCGAGAAGTTCCTCTTGATGCAAGACGGCTTCCTCATTGATGGGGCACGGTGTCCGACGCTTGTGCGCGCGCTGAACGGCGGCTACCGGTTCGGGCGCAATAAGCAGGGCATCCGCAAGCCGACCCCCGACAAGAACGAATACTCCCACATCGCGGACGCGCTTCAGTATGCGTGCTTGGCGTCTGAGGGAGGGTTCGTCGCCAAAGTTGCTCCGCGACTTATGGGTGGGCGACCGAAGCCACGACGCGAGCGGTTTTCTTCGCTGGCATGGACTTAGTCGTCTTATCCCACGACTTCAGCATCCACTTGAACGCAGGATTGGCGACCCACACACAGGCTGGGCGGTTGCGAACGGTTAAGCGTGTTACCTTAGTGGGTAACAGAAAGCCCATCGCCTTGAGTTCTGTGAGCCTGCCAGAGACGCAGTTTGGAACCGTGCCGAAGGCGATAGCGATCTCGTCGGTAGTGATCCCACGCTTTCCGAGCGCCAGAGCGTATTTGTAAATGTCCTTACGGAACGTGTCGTATTGGCTCGTCATATTAACCTCAGTCTTTCTTGAACACGCTGACGTTGGCTTCTTCGAACATTATCTTTGCGGCCTCGAACTCTTCATCCGGCATGGACGTCGTGCCGGGGCCGACCACAACATGCGCCACGTCTGCCTGTATGAGCGTCCGCGCGCAGGCGGAGCAGGGGAAGTGCGTGACAAAAACCGTGCAACCCTGTGTCCGTATTCCCTCGCGGGCGGCGAAGGCGATGAGGTTCGCCTCGGCGTGGCTGGCGTATAGGTATTTGGCCGGACGCTTGCGTCGGTCTTCGCTATCCCTGACGCCGCGCGGTGGGCCGTTGAACGCTGTGAGGCGCACCTCGCGCTCGGGGCCGACCAGCGCCGCACCGACTTGGGTGGTGTCTTTGGACTTAGTCGCCGCGTGGGCCGCGAAGCCGTAGAGATAGTCGGACCAATTCACTCGGTCTCTCCCAGATAAGCGGCGCGGGCAGAACCCATCCACGGTTTAGAAATTGCCTTTTTCAGTTCTTCGTTCTCGGCTTCAAGTTCCGCGATGCGGGCTTTTAAGGCGTCAACGTCAACCGCCAGACGATGAACGGCGAGCATCTTTTCCAACTCAGCAATCCGCCCCGCCTGCGCCTCTAATGCGTCGGCGGCGTCTTTGACAGACCAAGGCATATCGTCCCCACGCAGCCGTTCGATTAGGTCGGTGTAGTCAGTCATTCCTTCTCTCCCAGATAAGCGGCGCGGGCGGCGCGGAGGTCGCCAATCGTAAAATCGAATGTGTTTTCAGCCGCGAGTTCTTCGTCTTTAAACATGGGGTGGTAGAATTGCGCTTCATCAACAAACGGTTTCAGCGCCGCTTTAAGTTCCACAATACGCTCGTGCCACTCTTTAAGCGTCCGCGCTTGGTTCGCCAGCATCTCCGCAGCATCATTTAACTCATACACATACCCAAGCGCCCGTTCGTGCGCGTCGTTCCCGCTCACAATGCTGCAAGCGAGTTCTCTCTCTAACTCCGCGATGCTGGCGCGGGCTGTCTTGTATTCGCTGTGCATCATGTCAGCTTCTTTACGCAAGTCAGCGATGCGGGCGGCTTGCGCCGCAAGGGCATCGGCGGCGTCTTTGCAGTCATAGACAGTCGGCACGGGAGCGCGCAGCCGTGCGATTAGGTCGGTGTAGTCAGTCATCGGCTCTCCAACCAGAACACGAACGCGCCAGAGACGACGCCGAAGATGTAAAACTCTAGGTATGTGCCAACGTCGTAGGCGACTTCTTGCCAGCTCAAAATCCTGTCCCCCTCCACCCTGCGAGCGCCAGCAGGCGTCCGGGTTTGCGTTTGTTTGAAAGGATCGCCTGATGCGGCGTCATTTTTGTCGTACGCGGTTTAGGCTGGGCGAGTTCTTCCGGGGCTTTCGCGCGCGCCTTGTTCGACGCGGTGGTGGCCGCCAACCAACGCTGTTTCTTGGCGAGGCGGTCGGCCTCAGTCTCAAGCGCCTGTCGCTCAAGCGCCTGTCGCTGCCGCTTCTCACGCGCCTTGGCGTTTCGCTTCTCGCGCTGCTCGGCAGTCTCTTTCGCTTTAGCTGCCAGATACCGCTTGCGGTTTAGCTCGGGCGACTTGTGGTCGTGATACCACTTGCGGTGGTATTCACGCTGATTTGCTTTTGCTTCTTCACTTACTGCGGCCATGATCGTCGTAGAGGGCTATCATCCACAGGATCGCGACACACATGACGACAATCCACAGGAGCGCGGCGATTGCCGCGAGGAAGTGGTGGCTGGAGGAGGCAAGGATCATAACGATCATGATCCCGCCGGCGGCGATTGAGATGACGGAGGCGACCGTTACGACCAGCCCCATCACCATCAGGAAGATGTGCATGAACAGCGTCATCGTGCGACGATGCACCAGCCCAAACACCCTCCGTAGTTACGCAAAACCGGCTTCGGCTTCTTCTGGAATAGGTTCTGCATCGCTCCACTCCACTTTCTCTGGGCGTTCCCAGTATTCATCGAGCGCCACGATGGCCGCCTCACGCGCGCTCCTCATTTTAGTGAGCACGCTGCGCTGCTCGTCGATGATGCTCTGCATTTGATCCAGCTGGATGTTCTGAAGAGTTACGACTTCCGTAAGTCGTTTAATTTCGCAGGCGGCGGCATGCCGCAACGCGCGACTGAAATACCCGAACGGGGACGATAAACGCATTACCAAATCACTCATTACTTAATCTCCTCGAAGTGCTGCTTCATTTTCGGCGTGCAGCGGTCGAAGACGTCTTGCCCGGTCAGGACGATCCGCATCATCTGAAACAGCTCAGTAACCTCCGTCAGGCCCAGCGGACGCTTGGGGTTAAACAACCACGCCGGGTCAGCTTTTACGGGTTCCGTAACAGGCTCTTTCACGGCGTCTTTAATTGTTGGTTTAGTTTTTACGGAAGACGTAACGGTTGTCTTTTTGGCGGGCTTCTTAGTGGGTGCTTTAGCCATGTTTTACACTTCCAAAGTTAGATACCTACAGAGGTAACTATTGCAACTGTTGTCGGCAGTGCTCGATCTCAAACGCCGCGAAAGCGTCTGGAAACTGCACGCAGGCGAAGACTGCGTCTTCTGGCGCGACGGCTTGCCCGCGCCGATCCCTCCAACTGTCCACCGGCCACACGGTGCCGTCACTCATGAGGACATACGACCCAGTCAGACACACATAGTCAGCCCATGCTCCGTCGTCTGGCGTTAGTTGCCCCGCCGAAGCTAAAACCGATCTACGCAGCCTCTGCCTCATTTTTTGAAACTCGTTTACGCGCAACCCTCTTTGCGGGGTCGTGCGTATTCTGTGTGAGCCACTCAAGAACATCTTCCCAGCGATAAAAGATATGTTGTCCCAACTTCACATATTTCGGACCACGTTTATGATTGCGCCACCACACCACAGTTGCATGTTCTGCTTCGACCAGAGACGAAAATTCTAATTCTGTCATAAGTCCAACGCGGTCGCGGAGTTCCGCGCCGCGCTTATTCATCCACTGATTTATAGCGTCGATAGTCATCGTGTCTCCACACCGCCGAGACTATAAATAACACATCGAATTACCTACGCAAGTAACTTTAGTGTAACAATTAGGTGAGTAGTTTGGAATAATACTCTTGCAGACTTTCAAGCGCCGCACGATGCTCTTTTTCGTAGCGGTGGTGGTTGTATGTCGCCGCAAGACGCGAGTAAATATTCACATGCGCAAGCACTGCCTCGATGACGTGCGGCTCATAACTCAATTTTCCAAGTATTGTCGCCGCCGTCCTGCGCAGGTCGTGGCGATGCCATCCTGACGTGCCAGACTTCTTAAACAACTGCTTTTGGTAGCGGTCCCAATTTGACAGCTTTGAGCCCCAAATTACGCCGGACGTAAGTGGTAACGATTTAATCATATTGAGCGCGGCCGTGGGCAGCGGTATGGTGTGCGTATTGTTCGTTTTCATCCGTGTGCGCGGGATCGTCCACAGCCCCTTGTCGAGGTCAAACTCCTCCCACCGCGCGTTAGCCACTTCGTTTTTACGGCACGCCGTCCACAGGATCAGCCGCATGGCGTTGTCATAGTCGCTCGTCCCCAAACTGCGCAGCACGTCGCGCAATTCCTCGTCAGACAGCACACGGTTGCGGGGCGTGTGATCAATTCGCGGCTGCTCCAACTCCAGCGGGCTAAACAGAATGTAGCCGCGCTTCTTCGCCCACTTCAGGATCGGCCGGATGCACCGGATAGCCTGCGCGCCGCAGGTGGCGGAGGGATAGTTGTCGGCCGCGCGCTGGACGTGAACCATCTCCAGCCGGACTAGCCGCTCAGACATGAGGGCCGGGAACACCCGGTTCATGGCCCGGAGGCTCTCATCCCACGTCCGCAATTTATGGCCCACAGAAGCCCCGTAGAGTTCGATTAGGCCCTCCAAGGTAGGAGGGTAGCTCGTGCCCCCTAAAGACGCAGCAGTGCTCACTTTTACGGATCTATAGGCATCAATTTTCTGGGAGGCCAGTTTTCTGGCTTCGGAGAGGGGCACGGCGGGGTAGACGCCGAGCGGAACGCGGGTTCGGGTCGCCTTTGCGCCGAGCATGACGGTCCATTTGCTCTCGCGCATTCCAATTCGGAGGTGCAGGCCGGGGACTGCGCCATCGAAGATTTCTGCGTTGGGCTTTTTTCCGCTCTTGACTTCGGAGATGGCCTTGGTGATCGAGTTGATGGACAGGGGGGCGAGGATTTTCGGCATTCTGGATAAAACCTGTTCAATGACGTTTTTTGGGTGGGGGCTCGCAAGCCCTTGGTTTCCTTGGTAGGTAACTCTAAAACGTAATTCGTTCAGGGGGGTTACAAGATTGCTACTTTTGGAAACAGGCTCAAAATAGTATCTTCGAAGCAGTTAGTCAAGGGGTATGAATTTTTCCCAGATTTTTTTGAAAACAAGCACTTATACCCCCACCCAAAAAGGGGACCCGTCTTTCTGGACGTTATTCTGGTCAAACCCTGACCAGCTTATTTTTCAAAAAGTTACCTTATTAGGTAAGGTCCCACGGTTCCAGGCTTAAAGCGGGGTGGGGTGTAACCTTTGAACCGTGGAAGCTTGGAAGTCTGTAACCTTTGAACCGTGGAAGACTGTTACCTTGGTATGTAGACAAATCTCTTTTTTCTAGCCTGTATATGAGCAAACCACCTAACCAAAAGCGGCCCCACCCCCGCCCGGCCTGTCCAGATAGGGGGGCGGGTAACCCCCGTAGGTAACTCCCCGGACCTAGGGTGTCAGGGTGACAGGGTAACAATCCAAAAGGGTTACTCCCCACACCTAAGACACGGAAACGGTGGCAATTCCAAGAATAGCAGGCTCGGCCTGATCCACCCGGACACGCAGCGGAAAGCGCGAGACGTCAATGGTCCAGCCAGTGCGAGGCTGTAACCATGGGACCTTGTGACTAGGCAGCAACCACCCCGCGAGGAGCGGGATCAAGACTGGGATATTGCCCCAGTGTGGCGTGATCTGAATTACCACGAATGGTCCTCGCGGGGATTATTCGCGGCAATTCCGCCGGTAACCTATGAAGGTAACAAGTTATGGGAAAATCACTCAACCACGCCCGCGCCGTCGCAAAGTCTGTGCGTCTGGCTTCGCCAACGTCGAAGCCTTTCACCGAAAGCCGCGCGAAGAGTGTGACCGTCGAAGAGGTTCTCTCCGAGGGTTACAAGGTTAAACGGGCAGTTGAACGTGACCGTTACATGCAGCAACGGCGCGAGCTGATGCTGATCGCAGAATTAACCTGCGAAGGTAAGACGGTCACGAAGGGTAAAACGAGGCACGCTCGCGGCTCGAACGAGCTGCATCGCGTGGCAAGAAAGGCTCTCCCCATGCAGTCGCATCTTTGGATGTAAACATTGGTCCCACCCTCACACGGTGGGACCGTTAGGTCCTTTAACCGTGAAAGGGTTTGACCATGTCAGTCTGGAACCTTGTGACCGGGATATTCTTACTGGTCGCGTTTACAATAACGCTTCACTATGAGGCCGTCGCAGACAACGCCGCCTTCATGGCGGTGAAGTATGTCGGGGGCTGAAAATTGCGGTGGCCGGGAGACTGCGCCGCCGTATTTGTCCCTTTTCCTAAGTGTTTGTTTCTGTTAGGTTTATCATTATGGTGTTGTAAGTAACTGTTTTTCTTGTCTCTTTAATAATAAAATAAATAGATAATAGATAATTGTATTATTCCTATAGGGAGAATGGCTGACTG